TAAAAGCGTTGTTAGTTATCACCGGACAGGTTCTCGGAGACACTGACGCGGAAAGCGCGGAGACATACGACGCAATCAAGCGTATGGGCGTTATGACGTTAGATCAGGGCAGCACGGCCTCGTTCCTGACACGTCAGCTTGATGAAGGCAGTGTGGAAATACTGTCGAAATCTATTTCACACGATATTCACAAGTTCAGCGGCGTTCCGGACATGTCTGATGAAAATTTCGCAGGCAATGTCTCCGGTGTGGCTATGCGGTATAAGCTGCTGGCACTGGAGCAGATCACGAAATTCAAAGAGCGCTATTTCGCGGAAGGTTTACGGTATCGCCTTGAATGTATCAATAATGTGCTTGTTGCTAAAGGAAACGCGGCTATTGACGTAAACGATATTAACATACAGTTCACGCACTCGCTCCCGACTAATGAGCTTGAAATCGCGCAGTTGATTAATAATCTCACCGGCACGGTATCGCAGGAAACGCTTGTATCGCTCCTCCCGTTTGTGAAAGACCCGGCGGCAGAGGTCGCGGCGGCAACCGAGGAGAAGCAAGCAAGCGCTGAACGTGTGGTCAATAGTATGATGAGCGACGATATGCACACACACTTGAATGAATAATGAACTATGAAGATATACAGAAACAGCTTGACGCGGAATATGGCCGCATTATAAACGAAACGCTCCGCAGGCTTGCGAAGAAAACACCCTTGACGCGGCAGATTATAGCACAGGCGTTAATGGCGGCAGAGAAACGCTATTGGACGTATCGGCTTTCATTGCTTGATAATACGGCGCTTGTCGAGGCTGAACGCGTCGCAAGGGCTATTGCTATTCCCTACGCTCACGCAGCGCAGGAGCTCGCCGACCAAGTGCGGCGCGTTTATGCCGGTTATCAATCCGCGTTTAATCTTACGCAGAAAGACGCGGACGAACTTCTGAATCACGTTCGATATGACCGTTCAATTGCCGATAATCTCCGCACAATGACGGCGGCGCTTCCCGAGGGCGAGGAAAAGACCCGCATAATGGCGGAGATATCCGCGCCCGCGTATCGGTATCGCATACAGCGGGCGGAGGCAATCGCCAAGGACGCGCAGGAAACGCTTCAAAATATCGCTAAGAACGAAATCAAGACAGACAGAGCGCTTTTACAGACGGCAGTCGAAAAGGAATATAACATCGCTTTAGGCGAAGCCGCCAAGCTCCCACCGTCGGAGGCGATAATCGTTGAGCTTACAGGACAGACCCCGAAAAGCTCCGGTTATATGCCAAGAGCCGAAGAAGCTATAAACGAATTCACGCCAACGACAGACCGCGGCATTTTAGACAGCTTTTCGTTGACCAACACAAAGGCGGTCAAGGAAATTATTAACCGCGATTGGAAAGGCGACAACTTCTCTGACCGAATATGGAGCGATACAGACGCGCTTGCCCGCGAAGTCAAAGAAGCGCTGCTTCAAGGCGAATTAACAGGCTTTTCGGAGGCTAAGATCGCGGAGAAAATACAAGAGCGTTTCCAAGTCTCCATGTATAAGGCGCGGCGCGTAGTACGCACAGAGCATAACTATTGTGTTAATCAGGCGCATAAGCAAGGCTTGATTGACGCAGGATATGATTCTTATAAATTCGCGTCATTGCACGAGGCGCGGGATTGTGACACTTGTGACGATCTCGACGGCGAAGAATTCAAGTTTTCAGACGCGGCTATCGGTGTTAATTTCCCGCCGATTCACCCGTTTTGTCGGTGCAGAATAACCGCTCCCGGCGATATGCCGACGGTTGAAAGCATAAACGAGGAAATTGACAGAATGTTAAACGGTATGAGCCTTGACGAGCTGAACGATAGGCTTGAAGCGCTGGCAATGGAGCGCGGCTTATTAGAATGATAATCGCAGCGCCGGGACAACAGCCCCGACGTTGTTATTATATCCAAGTGAACGCGGGGAGGAATTTCCGCGGGCAAAATCATTTTTGTGAACGTTCCGGGCAGATGAACGGGACGGGCAAGGAGGAACATCATGAACGAAACCAACAGCACAACAGAGACCACCACAACGGCCACAGAGCAGCAGACCAACGCCGAGCAGAAGCAGGAGCCCACATTTGACGAGGTACTGAAAAACAAAGCGTATCAGTCTGAATTTGACAAGCGCATCAATAAAGCTATTGAAACGGCGAAGTCAAAGTGGGACGAAGAAGCAAAGGCACAGGCAGACGAGGCGGCGAAGCTCGCAAAGATGAAAGCCGATGAAAAGGCGGAATACGAGCGCCAGAAGCGCGAACAGGCGCTTGCAGATCGTGAAGCGGCGATCACTAAGCGCGAACTTCACGCCGAAGCGGTCACACAGTTGACCGAAAAGGGGCTGCCCGCATCGCTCGCTGACATTCTCGACTGCACCAACGCGGAAAACTGCAAGAAATCAATGGAAGCCGTTGAAAAGGCTTTCGGCGAGGCAGTCGAAAAGGCGGTCAATGAACGGCTGAAAGGTTCTACCCCGAAAAAGGGTACAAATAACACAGGAGACGATTCATTCCTTGAAGGTCTCCGAGGCTAATTAATCAGGAGGTAAAACATGGCAGGAATTAATCTCGCCGCGAAGTATTCCAATGAAGTTGATGAAATACTCCGCAATGGTGCGCTCTCCGGAGCAGGCACAAACAACGACGTTGATTTTATCGGCGTTAAGACAGTAAAAATCTATTCTATGGAAACCGCAGAGCTGAACGACTACACAGCGAGCGGCTCCAATCGCTACGGCACACCCGCCGAGCTTCAGGACAATGTGCAGGAGATGACACTTACACAGGCGAAGTCTTTCACATTCACTATCGACAAAACAAACGCGCTCGATACTCCCGCAGGCGTAAGAGACGCAGGAAAGGCACTCCGCAGACAGATAGACCAGCGCATTATTCCGGAGCTTGACCGTTACAGATTCGCGGTTCTCTCTAACAAAGCAGGAACAAAGGCTTACACCGCTAACACAGCAGCAAACGCCTATACAACATTCCTCGCCGCTAACACAGCGATCACAGACAACGAATTCCCCGTTGAAGGCCGTGTGGCGTTCTGCAAGACTTCGTTTATTGAGCTGCTCAAGCTGTCCTCGGAATTCACACGCAATACCGATCTTGCACAGGATCAGATTCTGTTCAAGGGTATGGTCGGACAGTGTGACGGCGTGGCTATTATAAGCGTTCCTTCGAACAGAATGCCCGCAGGCGTATCGTTTATCATCACACACCCGATCTGCGCTCCCGCTCCCGTGAAGATTCAGGACTACAAGATTCACGATGACCCGCCCGGAATCGCAGGCAGACTTGTTGAAGGTCTTGTATATCATGACTGCTTCGTATTCGATAACAAGAAAGCCGGTATCGCTGTCAACTATGGCGCTTTCGGCACTCTTAATATCAGCATGACGGCAGAGGAAACCGCAGGCGAGGGCAAGGTCACCGTTACCGGTAACAGCTCCGGCGCGACACTCGTATATAAGACTGCTGCGAGCGTAACCCCGCCGACAGTAGGCGCAGACCTTACAGCGTGGACTGCACTGCCCGCAGACGGCGTTGTATCTGCGACAGCGACACATAAGATCGTTGTTGCGGCAAGAGACGCAGACAAGAAAGCAGTAGCAACATCGAGCGCAATTACCGTTGATGTAGGCGCTTAATCGGAGGCTTAATCATGGCAAACAATCGATTGTACGAGAAATTCGCCGCAAGGCTCGGTGAGACTATCCCCGCAGGCAAAACGGCTTTTGTAAATGCGCTTCTTGACGAGGCAGAGGACAAGATCAAGGACGTGACAGGGCGCAACAGCGTTCCGTCACAGCTTGACAGTCTCGCGGTCAAGATCGCAGTCATCGCTTACAATATGCAGGGTTCCGAAGGTGAGAGCAGCCGCTCCGAAGGTGGAATTTCTCGTGCTTTCGATGTTCTGCCGGCTGACGATAAAGCGAGACTGATAAACTATCCGCGAAAGGTAGGGACGGTTTATGCGACTAATGGCAGTTGATACGGCTGCTTATCCGTTGAAACGGGCAACGACAGCCACAGACACGGGATATGTCGGCACCAAGAACACATACGAGAGCGCGGGAACGGTTACGGGGCAGATAGCTCCGGAGATTGACCGTATGTCTCTTGAAATGTTCGGGCTTCGCGCTGCTTCGATGTATCTTTTTAACTGCCCGATTGATACCGATATACGGAAGAATGACCGCGTAACGCTGACAGATGGCGATTACACAGTTATTTCTGTTAAGACGTATAAAACGCATAAAACGGCACTGCTTGAAAGGTCGGTAGCGTATGGCAACAGTTGAGATCAAAGGCTTACAACGGACGGTTAATGCGCTTCGTACACTCGGAGTTAATGTGCAGAATGTCGTTGATGCAAGCCTGAAACAATCAGCGGAGAAGATCGCGGAGCAAGCCGTTAAGAACATTCAGAATATGAATGTTACCTATAACGGGCGCAACTACGACGCGAAGGACACCGGCGCATTAATGCGAGAGATACACACGGAACATCTCGGATTATGCCGCTATGCGGTGGGAACAGATGTGCCGTATGCTCCGTATGTGGAGTTCGGGACAGGCTCAGCCGGTGATCCCAGTGTTCCACATACAACGCGGGCGAAATGGGTGTATTATAATCCGTATATCGGAGAATTTCGCACAGCATACCCGCAGCCGCCGAGACCGTTTCTTCGTCCTGCATTTGTGCAGTTGAAGGACGTTGTATCTCAGAATATACGCGCCGCGCTTATAAGAGCGGCACTGTCAGAAGGGGGAGTATAAATGATAGATATTATCCCGCACGTTGCGGAACTGCTCGCCGCAACAGGCGCACAGATTGAATTATCATATCGTGACACATACGTTACATTCCCGCTGATAGTGTTATCCACACCTGTTAATGCCGCCACAACGAACGGCGGCGCGGAAGTATTCACTAACATCACGGTTCAGGTCGATGCTTACACGCTCGACAAAAAAGCAACAATAGACCTTGCACAGAGCATTGACGCTATAATGACACCGGCGGGATTTACTCGCGGCATTTGTCAGCCGTCCACAGAGGACGGCATGGAGCGGTATATGATGCAGTATTCGTGCAAGGTTAATTTCACACACACCGATATTTTAATTTAAGGAGGAAAAACAATGCCTTCGGAAGTTTACCATACCAAAGGAACGACATTTACTATCGGTTCTTCGTCTCCGGCGACTATCACAAGAATGTATTCCACTCCTGCAATGGGTTCGGACCCGTCACAGGTGGACGTTACTTCTTTTGACGATACGCAGTTCAAGCACTATATCGAGGGCTTACAGGACGTTTCAAAGCTTGAATTTTCATTCTGGAACGAAAAGACAAACTTCAAGGCGGCGGCAGATGCCGAGCCTGCAAACGGTTCAACAGAAACCTATACGCTGACATTCCCTTCCGGTATATATTATACCATTACGGGAAGTCACAAGACCTATATGGACGCGAACAGCGTTGACGATGGCGAAAAATTCAAGATCGCTATCACGGTATCGAGCATTACAAGAACGGTGCCGAGTTCATAACATAACGGGCGGGGCAACTCGCCCGAAATTTTTCTGAAAGGAAATAAAAATGGCAAATTATGTTTTATATACCCGCGCTAACGGGGACGAAATAAAACTGAAAATAAATGCGGTGCGGGCGGCAGAGCTGGAAGAACGTTTTGGCGCGTCCATACCCGAAAAGACAAAAGAACTTGACAAAATATCCGTTGCGGCTGAATTCGTTGCTGCGGCTATTGACGGGGACAGCTACGGCGAACGCAGACAGACCGCTTATGCAATTTTTGACGAAATGGCAGAAAGCGGGAAAACCATAGAGGACTATCAGTATTTAATACTTGATATTCTGGTAAAAGCGGGTTTTATGAACGGCGAGAGGGTGAAGCTGCTGAAAGCGGCAAAGGAACAGCAGGAGACACTTCTCGCCGGAACTATCAAAGCATTACAGACCTCCTAAACGACGAAATGCCGCTTGCAATGTTGGCGGGCTGTTCGTATTCGGACTTTTGGCAAATGACATTCGGAGAAATACAGAAATTCCTTGAATTCGCAAACGCAAAAGCACAGAACGAGCTGAAAAACGCGCGTATAAATGCCGCGTTTACTGCGTACTACGGCGGTGCATATTCACGGGAAAAAAGTGTGATATTGCCGTCAAAGCTGCAAACAGCGTTCCCGGCACTGTTCGGGTACACAAAGGACGGGCAGATTGACGTTGAACAAAATGCAGATGAAGCTGAACGCGCTATGGAAATGTGGTGCAGGCGTTTCAATGCAAAGGCGGTGAATGAATGACAACCGATGAACTTAATATAATTATCTCCGCCGACGCAAGCGGCGCAACG